TAAATTGCTGTATGCTGAACTATCTTCACTTATAAATATGAATGGTAAGTGTACTGCACCAACTAGATACTTTGCTGATCTATACGAGGTTAGCAGAGTATCTATTCAAAAATGGCTTAAAGTTTTGGAGGATAAAAACTATATTAAAAGGGTTGTTGTTTATAAAGAGGGTAGTAAAGAAATAGAAACAAGGTACATAACTTTGGTTAACAAGACTAATATAAATATAGATACAACCCCTTGTAAAAATAAGTTAATAGATAATAATAATATTACATATAGTAATAATAATAATATTACATATAGTTTTAAGAAACCAACAGTAGAACAAATTGTGTTGTATTGTGTAGAAAAAAATTATAATGTTATAGCTGTACAGTTTTTTGATTATTATGAATCTAAAGGTTGGATGATTGGTAAAAATAAAATGAAAGATTGGAAAGCAGCAATAAGAAATTGGCACCGTAGAAATGGAGAATCAAAAATCCAAAAACAATTAAACACATATAATAAAGCTAAGGAAATGATGAATAAAATAAATAATAAATGATAAAAGATATATCAATAGAAGAATTAAGAACACACTCTTTAGAAATATTAAGCAAAACATTTTTGGAGTTAAGACAAACCACCGTTACCGAAGATGATATTGTGTCATTAAGTTTAATATTAGCAGATGATTTAAAAAGAGATTTTAAAAATTTAGAACTAATAGATATAAAAAACGCATTTAGTAGAGGCACAAGAGAAACAGATTTATTTGTTGTAAAACCTAGAACATGGTACACATGGATAAAAACATATAGAGATTTATTATGGTCAGCTGAATATGAAGTTAGAACAATGAATAGAGATCCAAGGCAAGTTCCTTATTTTAAAGATGGACAAAAACTAATTAACTAATGGAAACAATAATAGCAATTTTATTTATACTACTAATTATATATATTAACTTAATAGATTAAACATGAAAACAAAAGAAAAAGTCTTATATTGGTTATCTAAGGATGAAAGTCTAAGAGATAACGACAACAAACTAATCGCAAAGATTTGGGATAAGGAACTAGAAAAACTTGGTATTCATTGGGATGTTCGTAAACATTTTCTCAATATATTTTCTGTAGGAGCATTGACGCCACATACGACAATAAGTAGAATGCGTAGGCAAGTGCAAGAACAATACAAAGAATTAAGGGGCAAAACTTATAAGGGCAGACAAACAACTATGCAAAAAAAATGGCTAAATGACTTAGGTTATGAAGTCAATAAGTAAACTAAAGAAAGAACTAGATAAATGGTTTAGTCTTTATATCAGATTAAGATATGCTACAGATGAGGGTTTGGCTCAGTGCTATACATGTGGTAAAGTAGATCATTATAAAAAACTACAATGTGGCCATTTTATGTCTAGGAGATTTCATTCAACAAGATGGAGTGAATTAAATTGCCAAGTACAATGTGTTAAATGCAATATGTATGGACAAGGCGAACAATTCAAATTTGGCTTAAATTTAGATGCTCAATACGGCTTAGGAACAGCAGAGGAGCTACAATATGAAGCTAGAAAAATAGTTAAGTACACTAGAGTAGATTATACCGAACAAATAGTTTATTACAAATCACTTGTTGAAAACTTAAAAAAAGAAAAATTAATAGAATAATTTTTTTTATAACTTTACAAGCATGAGGATGCCTATATATGCAGGTAAAGGACATGAAATAATTATAGAAGATTATTTAATGCTAGTTGATTCTTTTGTAGTGGATGTAGCAAGTAAACAAAGATACGAAAATTTTAAAGAAGTAATGGATATAATATTAGAATATCACAACAATTATGGAAAATATCATAAACACGCAACAAATTGGTATGATTGGCTTATGATAATACCAGTAAATGTATCGGTTATGACTAACGGATTCTTTGCAGGGTTGGAAACAAAAAAAAATGCAGCACAAATTAGAGCATATAAACTATTATTAAATGAAAAAGTACAGCAGGTTGTAGATAAATTGGAAAAATTGGATATTAAAAATGAATAAAATCTATATTAAAATATCCGAATTATCAGATTTTTTTACCAGAATGTGCTATGGTTTAACCACAAACAAAACAGATATAGAAAATGCCGTCCAAGAGTTGATGGTATTTTTTTTACAAATGAATCCTATAACATTAAAAGATATATGGGAAAAAGATGGCGAAAATGGAATAAAAAGATATGGAGCCGTTGTTTTAAAAAGAAGTTTAACTAGTACTAGAAGTCCTTTTTATTATAAATATAAAAAATACTATACAAAAATTAATAGTTTTTATCAATCAAATACCACTTTAACACATAAGGAAATTACAAGATGTTTAGAAAATTTAGCAATTGAAGAATATGAAAGTGATAATACATGGGAAAAATTAGAATATATTGATAAGCAGTTAGATGATATGTACTGGTATGATAGAGATGTATTTAAGTTATACTATTATGATGGCAACACATTAGATAGTCTAGCAAAAAAAACCAAAATAAGCAGGAATAGTTTATTTACAACAATAGACAAAGTAAGAAGAAAATTAAAAGAAGATCTAAATGACTAATTTTTTTATAGATAAAAAAACATACAAAGAAAGATTAGATATTTGCAGAGGGTGTGTTTATTATTTTGAGCCTACTGGACAATGTAAGCGCTGTTTATGTTTTATGAAAATAAAGGCATCAATATCTGTAATGGAATGCCCAGAGAAATACTGGATGAAAGCAGGTCAAGAAAAAAAGATTAAAGATATACCTGATCATTTAATAGAAGAAGTTATGAATATATGGGATGATATAAAAACAGGTAAGGCAAAAAATCAAAAAGTAAAAAGAAAAATGATTGAACTATGGAATACAATTAGTGGTAGCAGATATAAAACAAGTTCAAATTGTGGTAGCTGCTTAAATAATTGCTACGAGGGAATAAAAAATATATATAATAAATACAAATAGTATGTGGATAGCATTAGGAATTATAATTGGTTTTTTATTAGCAGGAAATTTAATTATAGCATATTTAGACTATAGAGAAGAAAAAAGAAATCAAAGAAAATTAAAGGAAAATATGCAGGAATTTAAAACTAGAATAGGTGCATTGCATAGTGATAGACATTATGAAAGAACATCAATACCAAAAAGAAATGGAAAATAATTACAAAGAACAACCACAGCCTAAATACTATATAGGTAAGGTGCATGGATATACAGTAAAAGATATAGTAGATGACTTTCAGTTAGGAGCTTGGACATCACAAGCAGTACAATATATTTTAAGATCAGGAAATAAAAAAGACAATACAGCAAAGCAAGACATACAAAAAGCTATTAATGTATTAAAGTTTGAATTAGATAGATTGAGCAATGGCACTATATAAATGTGAATGTGGTAAAGAAGAAAAACACTTAGGCAAAGTAACTATAGTGCATAAGGAGGGTAAGTGGGTAGCAAAAGAAGCACTATGTAGTTGTGGTAAGTATATGGATAGTGAACCAACAGAGGGAATGCCTAAATTAATAAGGACAGAACCTACACTAAGTAAAAAAAGGGATATGTTGTGGGATGGAGCAAAGGAAAAACTAACAGGCGAAAGAGGAGTAAATGAGCCGTTTGACTAATGGAGGGGTTTAATCATTATAATTATTAACAGAGCGGTTATATTTTGTAAAGATTAGTTCCTCTCCTTTATTTTAATAACATGAAAAAAACAAAAAGAACACCAAAACAGATGGAAAAATTAAGCAAGGATATTATAGAATACTATTTTAACAATCCACATGCTAATGGATCTAAATATATGCAAAATAAATTTAACATAAATGAAGTTAAGTTAAGAAAGATACTAACCAAAGAATTAGACAGAAGATTTGAAAACAGTATAGCAAGGAAGTGGATAAATAAATAAACTAAAATTCTATTATATATTATGAAATTAAAAATCAATGAGTTAAAATCAAACCAAGACAATCCAAGAATTATAAAAGAACATAAATTTAAAAAGTTGGTTACAAGCATTAAGGAGTTTCCTGAAATGTTGGAATTAAGACCAATAGTTATAGATGAAAACAAAACAATTTTAGGTGGAAATATGAGATACAAAGCTTGTGTTGAAGCTGGGTTAAAAGAAGTTCCTGTTAAAATAGCAAAAGGATTAACAGAACAACAAAAAAAAGAATTTATTGTAAAGGACAATGTAGGATATGGCGAATGGGATTGGGCGATGCTAGGTAATGAATGGCAGTCAAACAAATTGGATGATTGGGGTTTAGATGTATGGCAAAATTATGATGATAATGTTGTAAAAGTAAATAAAGGAGATGAGAATTCTGAATGGGTAGGAATGCCTGAATTTGAAAGTAAAGAAGATACATTAAAAATAATAGTACATTTTGACAATGAAAATGACAGACAAGAATTTGCACAAAAACATAATTTAGATTTTACTACAAAACTAAATAAGACTTGGACTACCACCTATCCTTTTAAGGAAAGACAAGATTTAAAATCCTTAAAATATGACTAAATATCCAGTATATATAGTTTCCAAAGGAAGATGGGAAACACCACAAACTGCAAACTTTTTTAAAAAGGATGGTTTGGATTTTAAAATAGTAGTTGAACCACAGGAATATGATAACTATTGTAATGCAATAGGCGAGGAATATATTTTAAAACTACCATTTTCTAATTTAGGTGTAGGTAGTTATCCTGCTAGGAATTTTGCATGGGAACATAGTATAAAAAATGGACACGATAGGCATTGGTTGTTTGATGATAATATACAAAAGATTAGAAGAATACATCAGGGCAAAAAAATTAAATGTAATGCAGTTAAAGCAATTAAAGTATTAGAAGATTTTACAGATCGATATGAAAATATAGCAATAACAGCATTTAACTATTCTACATTTGTGGTGCCTGGTAGCAGTGACAAAAAACCATTTTATTTAAACGTACATGCTTACAGCGCAATGTTAATGAAAAACAATATGCCGTATCGTTGGCGCTTAAAATATAATGAGGATGTTGATTTATGTTTACAAGTATTAGACAATAAATTATGCACTGTACTATTTAATGCCTTTACAGTTGATAAGACAAGTACAGTAGCCAAAATGAAAGGAGGTAATCAAGATGAATTGTATAAAGGAAACGCCTATGAAAAAAAGATACTTAAAGCAAGATCATTGGAGGAGATATGGCCACAATATGCAGAAACAATCATTAGATTTAATAGACCACATCATTATGTAAATTGGAAAAAACATTTTAAGCATAAGTTGGTAAGAAGAAAGGATATAAACTGGGATGCTATTATAAATAAAAAGCACGATATTAAATTAAAGCAAGTAGATACTATTAAAAGTAAAAGATTGCAAAAATTTTATAAAGACAATAAATGAAAATATTAGTAACAGGAGGGGCAGGATATGTTGGTAGTAATCTAATAAAGCATTTAAAAAAACATACCAATGCAACAATAACATCATTAGACAACTATTTTACTGGTACAGAGGATAATCATGTTAAGGGTGTGAATTATGTTTGCAATAATAGTTGGGATATTCATAAATTGGAAAAGCAAGATATTGTGTATCACTTTGGAGAATATTCAAGAGTAGTTCCATCATTTAAAGATGTTGAGTATTTAATGACTACTAACTTATGGGGTACAAGTAGGGTATTGGAGCAATGTAAAAAATGGAATGCTAAATTAATATATTCAGCATCTAGTTCTAAATTTGGAGATAATGAAAACCTTAGTCCTTATTCTTGGGTTAAAGCTAAAATGGTAGAGTTAATTAAAAACTATAATGAATGGTATAAATTAAATTATGAAATATGTTACTTCTATAACGTATATGGAAAGAATCATATATCTGAGGGCGATTATGCTACAGTAATAGGAATATTTGAAAAACAATATAAGGAGGGTAATAAATTAACCGTTGTAGGCGATGGAAAACAAAGCAGACAATTTACACATATAGATGATATAGTTAACGCATTAGATAAAATAAGAAAAAGGAATTACAATAAGGAATGGTATTTAAGTTCTGATATAAACTATAAAATAGTAGATGTGGCAAAAATGTTTACAGATAATATAGAATACATACCAAAAAGAAAAGGAGAAAGATACAATGCCGTTACTATAAAAAACGATACAAAAGAAATATTAAATTGGAAAATAAAAAACAAACTAGAAGATTATATAAATGGACAAAAGTAGACATATAAAAAAAGAAACAATGCTACAAGCTTTAGAAAATAGTCTTGGAGTTGTTACAGTAGCATGTAAATCAGCAGACATTCCAAGAAGTACATACTATAAGTGGCTTAAGGAAGATAAGGAATTTGCTAATTCAGTAAAGGAAATAGAAAACATTGCATTGGACTTTGCAGAAAGCCAACTACATACACAAATAAAAGATGGCAGTACATCTGCAACTATATTCTATTTAAAAACAAAAGGCAAAAAAAGAGGATACATAGAGCGTAGCGAATTAGACCTATCATCATCCGAACCTATAAAACTAAAAGTAAATATCAAAGGCGTTGAATATTGAAGCAAACTTTACTAAAACACAAGAACAAGCTATTGTGTATTTGTTTGACAATACAACAACAGAAGTATTGTTTGGAGGTGCAGCAGGTGGTGGAAAGTCTTGGGTAGGTTGTGCTTGGTTAATATTAATGTGTATCAAATATCCTAAGACAAGGTGGCTTATGGGTAGATCAAAATTAGACAGTTTAAAGAAAACTACATTAAATACTTTTTTTGAGGTGTGCGAAATATATGGCGCAAAAGCAGGACAGCATTATAATTTTAATGCAGGTTCTAATATAATTACATTTTATAATAAATCAGAAATACTACTAAAAGACTTATTCTTATATCCATCAGATAAAAATTTCGATAACTTAGGATCATTAGAATTAACAGGCGCTTTTATAGATGAGTGTAATCAAATAACAGAAAAGGCAAAAAACATTGTGGCGTCTAGGATGAGGTATAAATTAGATGAATATAATATTATTCCAAAATTGCTAATGACTTGTAATCCAGCTAAAAATTGGGTTTATACTCAGTACTATAGACCAGCAAAGGAGGGTAAACAAAAACCACATAGAAAATTTATACAAAGTTTAGTTGATGATAACGAATACATATCTAAATATTATAAAACACAATTAGAAACTTTAGATGAATTAAGCAAACAAAGATTACTATACGGAAATTGGGAATATGATGCAAGTAAGGATAATTTAATTGATTATGATGCTATAATTAACATATTTAGTCAAATTGGTATAAAAGGACAAAGATACATAAGTTGTGATGTGGCGCGTTTTGGAAG